AGTTTTAGCTGCTTGCAGTTTGTCAAACATCATTCTCCTGTTCTTTAAAAGTGGAAGATAAGGCACGGCGTCACGTTCAAAGATTTGCGGCTCTCCGCTATCGACTGTAATGAGCACTGCCATGTTTCTGATACCTGTACCGTACAACTCGTTGTGAGCAACAGCATAAGCACAGCACTGAATAAAATAATCCGTGATCTGTTTAACATATTTTTTCTTCTTACTAGTTTTAAAATCAATAATAGTAGGTTTTCCTTTCCAGATACCTACCATATCTGTTCTTCCAGCATAACGGTATTTATTACTCCAAAGAACTTGCTCTTGTCCCCAAACTTCTTCTATTCCAGATTCAGCCATTTTAATTAAATCATGACTCATTTGTCTAACGTCTAAAGTTTGTAAAGCTAAATCAGAAATATCTTCACCATTAAAATGTCGCTCTGCATACTCATGTACTAATGTTCCTCTATCAGTAGCTTCTTTAGATACCCTAGCAGCCTCCTCCTCACCGACTCGTTCGATCCACTTTTGAAGCCATGTATTATCTGCTGTCTTACCTAAAATAGTAGTGATAGAAGGATAAGCACCATCAGGGGTAAAATAAGTTCTGCCAGTAGTAAGAGTTTCAGTTTTGACATCAGTTAAGTAATTGTATTTCATTTAAGTCTTCTTTCTTATTAACTATCGGCATACCTTTTGCATTTAAACTCGTATTTATAAGAATAGGAAAACCATATTGTCTTGTAATTTCTAAAATTTTATATAAATAAGCCTGAGAGCCTGTAACGTGCTGTAACCTAGCTGTTCTATCAAAAGTCTTAAAATTAGATTCTTCTTTAATATCAGCTACAAATAGCATATTAGGGCAATCCTTGTATAAATTGAAAAAGTTATTAGCTTCCTTATCTTGAATAATAGGTGCATAAGGCCGCCAAGAGTCACTTTCTCTACCTTTAATTTTATTTAATCTATCTATTGTACTATCTATAGGGGCACATAGCAAGCTTCTATTTCCTAACGCTCTAGGTCCGAATTCAGCTCGACCATGAATAATTGGTATTATATCACCTTTAATAATTTTATCAGATGTTTCTTCAGGTGATAGATGCTCATAATCCTCATACCCTAAAAAAGCGTTTTCCCATAAAGGTCTCTCAATAAGAGCAGCAGCCCCTAAAGACGCACCAGCATCACCAGAAGCAGGTTGTATCGCTATGTCATTAAATGAAGAATAACGCATTAAATGTGAATTGGTAACACAATTAAGTGCACAACCTCCCGAATAAGCTAAATTTATTTTACCAGTTTCCTTAAAAAGCCAGTTAGCTAAATTAAGCACTATATCAGTAAAAACAGACTGAACTGAAGCAGCTATATCCCAATCTAAAACACCAGAGCCTAGACCTCGACTTAAGTCATGTAATAAAGTATAATCACCGTCTTGTATATTTACAAACTTTTCTTTTATAAAATTAGCCCATTTAGGAGAACCGTATCCTGCCGCAGCCATGACTTGAGACTCACCGCTGAGTGGCTTAAAACCCAATAAACGAGTAGCAGTTGAATAGAAAAGCCCAAGAGAATTGGGATAGCGGAATCTTTTGATCCAAATAATTTTGCCATTTTCATATACTCCTAAAGATGTTGAAAATTTTCCACCGACTGTATCAATCACCATTACGGCACAGTCTTCCCAATCGGTCATTAATATAGAACTCATAGCGTGAGCGCTATGATGATCTACTAAAATAGGGTTTGCTTTAGTAACTTTTTTTATATCGGTTTTAAATTGTTTATAAGTACTTTCTTCATAAAAAGCAGCGACTTCCCAATCTTCATAAACATTACGTAACCACTGAATAGTGTTTATTGGAAAGCGATTATCATACTTTTTACGAGTAAACCTCTCTTCATGAGCGGCTCCTTGTATAAATCCATCTTTTAATGATGCAGCCGCACTATCGTGATGATAGCAGCTTACTCCTAGTATCTTCATCAAAATACCTATTAAAAATATTAGTTAAGTCTTTTTTCGTTTTAGTGGAATAATCAGGTTCTCCTACGAAATCAACAAATGCCCATCTACGATTATCTACAACTGGTTGAATTCTATGAACCATAAAACAAGGAAACAAGAGTGTTTTACCAGGTTTAGGGTATATTCTAATTAAAACTTCATCTGGTTCAGGAGCAGAAAAATCGGTTTGTTCAACTCTATCACCTTTTGGGTTCCACGAGCCTATTTCAAAAGGTTTTCCCTCTGTTAAGTAAACTAAATGAGACCAAAATCTTCCTGGTCGTGAAGTTGTTAATCTACGTTCCGCAAAATCTAAATTATCGAAATGCCACTCATATCCTTCCCCTGGCTTAAGTAAAATAGCCACTTTACCTGCAAAATCACATCTCCACTGATGACCGTGATTTATATAATTTTTTTCACAATATTTAACTATATCACTCGCTCGTCGGGCGATTGGCTCATTAAATCCGATTTCAACTGCGTCGGCCCAGCCATCTTTAATGTAATCTTCCATCTATCATATATCTCCGATGCTAATATAGGTGCAAATTTTATATGACCATCTTGATTCATATGTCCTTGACCACCTAAATTTCCATCCTTCTTAGCAAAGTCTCTTAAATAAAAATCCCAAATACAAGGGTGTCCTGTAAACCAAATATGTTCTAAAGTATTTGGCCTATATATGGGTATAAGCATTAAGTTATCTTTATTAGCATTACCTAATACCGCTTTAATAAACAAAGCATTAATTCTGTTGTACCAAGGCATTTTAGTAAGTTTTTTAAACCATAAATCTCTTACTAAATTACCGTACTTATCTGATGCTCCCCAAGGATAAGGTAACAAATAACTACCATCACCTTTTGGATCAACTCTATGATGGTGGCCAACTAACCAAATTACTTTAAATCTATTGACAAGGTCGTTATCAATGATGTATTCTGCTTGTGCATCTAAAGTAATTCCTGGAATTTCCCATCGGTTTTTTAAACCGAGTAATTTAAAAGCAGGTATTGGTGCTTCATCACAAGGTATAGACCATGAATTTCCAATTAAAAATATTTCATCACTCATGTTAATTGTTTCCTGTGGCGATAGTTTTACTCAAGGAGAAGGACTCCGTAAACAAAAACAATGTTACCCTTATTTATTACAAGATCTTTTAAAAGCTGATTTAAAGAATCTAGCCCAAAGTGGTGCTTCTGAATATCTTATTACAGCACAAGTCGAGGAAGCTGTCAAGCTAAAACCTGATTTATTACTCATCGGTCACACAAACGAGTATAGATGGCAAGTTTGGGATTTCCGACGTAATCATTGGCAGGGATTTATAGTTGCAAATCATGTATTACAAAATGAAAAATATTATAGAAATTGGACATTATCAGAACAAATATTAGATAATAAACGTAAGAAAACAAAAGAACATCAAGCGGCTTGGCATGCTGCAGGAATGTTGTATTTTTCTGATGAAGACTTAGTTAAAAGAATGTGGAGCGGTGCAGTGGCAAAACAAGTAATAATTACAAAAGGTATAAAAACCATTCATCATTGTTGTTTTCCACATCTACAACCTGAATTAGAAAAATTAACTGATGATTATGTGAAATTTCATTTAGATTTAGAAAAACACAAAGATTTTGCACCTGATAATTCTCACGCAGGTGCTAAAAGTCACATAAAGTTAGCAAAGTTAATAATGTTGGCTCTGGGGGAAGGATTCGAACCTTCAAGATAAATAATTTGCCGTCATCTATCACACGAGAAACAATCGTGCGTGTTTACCGTTTCACCACCCCAGAATATCTTTTATTTATCTAAAGCAGCTATCATTCTTGTCATGCCAATTCCACCACCCACTCGTGGAAAAAAATCAAACTTCAAAAATTCTTCTAACTCTGCTTCGACTCTGTCTTTACCAAACAAGTTATATAATAATTGAGAGTATTGACCTTCAGTAATTGTATGAAATGTATCTCTCATTTGTTCTACATCTGTTGATCTTTCTGCTGATCCTATTGTTTCCATACCTCCTAAGATAACATCAATTTTTTTACTAGTTATACCATCTTCATATCTGCTCATGTTCCAAAAAGGGCTCGTAAACTCGGGAAAGTCAGTAATTAATGCTGTAGTAAATTCATCATACATTTTTCCTTCTTCGTCTGCTGTTAAATCTGAATGTTCACCCAGTCCATAGTGTTTTTGCCACTCTGCGTATGTTTTTTCTGTTGGTTTTTCAAAACCTAAGTATTCTACTAATTCATATTCCATTGTTTTTAAATCGTTTATGTCTCCAGGCATTTCAAATTCAAACATTGGAAATATAATATCATGCCTACCTGGAATAGCATTTGGTTCCTGTCTATACGAAGTGGAGACACAAAAAAAGCCCTTTGAATCGGGCTTACTTAAGAGCTCATGCTCTAACCACATCTGACCGGTTTGGGGTAGAGGCCACACTTGACCAGCATATTTATATGTTGCTACATTGAAGGGGTCTTCACAAGCTGCTAGTATAGAAAGTCTATTTTGGGTATGCACTTCGAGAAACCCTTTGTCCAAAAAAAATGACCTTAAAAGGCCAACAGTATTCGTAAATTTATTTGGGTCTATTAATTGAGTCATTTTTTCTCTCCTTTTTTTGCTCAAAAAAAATATGGCTAACGACTTAGCTTTTTACATTTCAACCAGAATATCAAAAACAACAGTTAATGTCAACAAAAAAATAAACTATCCTATGTGTTCTAATAGGAAGTTAGCTAATTTTTTATGTGCTTTTCTGTTGGGGTGAGCGCCGTCAGGATAAAAATGCTCTGGATGAGTATTCCAAAAGTCAATTTTACGTTTTGCAGAAGTAAGCAATAAGTCTGCACTAAATTTATCTTTGTCTAGCATATCTTTGATATACTTGATATCGCCAAAATATTCTGAATCTATAAATTTTGGGTATAAAAACTCTGTGATGCTAGGCAATTTTAAAAAACAATCAAAACTAGAACGTATTTTTTCTATTCCACCTAATAAAATAAGTTTGTTTGAAATCTTCATTAGATTTCCATAAACAATATCGTTCATCCAAGTGATTTTAGTTACTATGCTGTTTTCCTTGAACCAGTGAGGAAATGCTTCTTTAGTAAGATAACTAAAACCTCTTGTGGCGCAAGTTTTTACAAAGATAATATACTCTATTTCATCTAAATCGTGTCTATCCATTACATGATTCAAAGAAACAGGGTCACCGTGTCCAGGAAAGGGTGTATAAATTATAGTAAATTTATCTGTTTCTGCTAAATAACGGGCAAATGAATGGTCTCTTGCATGAAAATTTATGTTGTCACCTTTTGTGGTATCCCACTCTCCTGCAGCCCAAGAATCGCCCGTTATTAAAATTTTACGAGCAGGCTTCAACAAATTCTTTAATCTCTTCCCATTTTTCTTCTTCTTCAGAAAGATTTTCTTTTCTTACTATAGTAGCAACTTTTGTAATCGTTGCAACTGGAATTCCATATTCTTCTTTTATATCTTTTTTAAGTGCTGAAATTTTATCTCTCATTGCTTCTATTTGTATCATAAAGTCAACGATTCGTTGTATTTCTTGTTTTAATTCAGATTTAAGTGCTGCTTCCATTGTTTCCCTCTATTACTTTAAATGTTTGTCTAACTTTTGTTGGTATTTTTCTGATGAGTTTTTCTTTTTGTAGTTGCTCAATAATTTGACCAAAAAGTTTTTGTGCAATCTCTGCTGAGTGTCTAATATCTTTATTAGCTAAATTTTCAATTACAATTTTTTGATTGATTATATTGAGTGCTGTTACTAAGTTTGCAGAACCAATAGCTCTACTTCCTTTGAAATCTCCCTCATCTCTTGATGTTACAAGTTCATAGGTGTCATTCTCCCATATCTGTTTTTCCTCATCATCAAAAACTTCAATGGGCATACCTTTTAGTATATTCCATACTAATTGTACATGATGGTTCTTCACGGCTCGCTCCCTTCGGTCGCACGCTTCGCGTCCAGTTAAGTGACAATCCAGTCATCACGATGTGGGTCTGCATACAGCCAAGCCAAAGCTATTTCGATGCGTTTAGGCGCACTTCTGGCGTGAACAGCTTTAACAAACTCACGTTTGAAGCGTAGCCACGGATTTCGCAACGTTTTTACAGGCTTGATGCAGGGTATGTCACGCTGATTCCAGTGCTTACAGCGTTTAGCGAAAGCTGCCTCAGCGTTAAGTGTACGCGTTGTCTCTCCGAGACGTCGTTTAAGTGTCTCATACAACTCTTTAAAAGCATCGCTTTTTTCGCTGTCACTAATCTGTGAGATGCAGATTCGCCTCGCGTTTCTAACTAAGTCACGATAGGCATTTTTTGAAACTAGCTTAAAGTACATTTATATCTCCTATTAATAGCATAGT